TTCAATGGGTTAATGGAATTAGAGATACCAGTGTTGTATTTGTACCTAACCAGAATGGAAGATTTAAAATATCATGGGTTCCACCTAAAAACCTTCAAAATCAAGTGATCTTAAAGAATGGAGTGAAGCATCCTGGTAACGAGCATATTGGAGCTTTTGGATGTGATAGTTATGATATATCAGGAACTGTAGATGGAAAAGGATCTAATGGATCATTACATGGGCTTAGTAAGTTTAGTATGGAAGATGCTCCTCCAAATCATTTCTTTTTAGAATATATAGCACGACCACAAACAGCGGAGATATTTTTTGAAGATGTATTAATGGCATGTGTATTTTATGGAATGCCTATATTATGTGAAAACAACAAACCGAGATTACTTTATCATTTTAAAAGAAGGGGATATAGAGGGTTCTCTATGAATCGTCCTGATAAAGTTTGGAATAAGTTATCAGTTACAGAAAGAGAAATTGGTGGTATACCAAACTCAAGTGAGGATATAAAACAAGCTCACGCTGCTGCAATTGAATCTTACATAGAAAATTATGTAGGTCTAAAAGGAGGTGAATATGGTGATATGTACTTTCAGAAGACATTAGAAGATTGGTCTCAGTTTGATATAAATAAAAGAACTAAGCATGATGCTTCAATAAGTTCTGGATTAGCTATAATGGCTTGTAATAAAAATCGCTATAGACCATCACCACATAGAAATATTAAACCTATTAGATTAGATATTAAACGGTATGATAATGAAGGATCTATTTCAAAAATAATAAAATAAATGATTTATACTAGCACTAATAGTACGTTTCCCGATCAGGTGGTACCTGATGCTGAGAAGGCTACAATGGAATATGGGTTGTCTGTAGCAAGAGCTATAGAAGGAGAATGGTTCTTAAACTATAGAGGTGGAGGATATAGGTTTATGAATAATTATGCTAATTTTCATAATCTTAGATTATATGCTAGAGGTGAACAACCAGTACAAAAATATAAAGATGAATTATCTATAAATGGAGATTTATCTTATTTAAACTTAGATTGGAAACCAGTACCAGTTATACCTAAGTTTGTTGATATAGTTGTTAATGGTATATCTCAAAGAAGTTATGAGGTAAAGGCATATGCACAAGATCCAGAATCTAGGAAAAAGAGAACTAGATATGCAGAACGTATAATAAGAGATATACAAATAAAAAAATATAATGAAGCTGTAAAAGAGTTATGGGGAATGGATATATCTGTTGGTGATCAGAGTGATAAGGCCCCTAAAACACTAGATGAGGTATCAGCTCATATGCAATTAGATTATAAACAGTCTATAGAACTAGCAGAAGAAGAGTTAATAGATCAAGTTTTAGACAAAAATAAATATCATCTTACTAGAAAAAGATTAAACTACGATCTAACCGTACTTGGTATTGCAGCTGTAAAAACTAGTTTTAATAAAGCAAATGGAATAACTGTGGATTATGTAGATCCAATTAATATGGTATATTCATACACTGAAGATCCAAATTTTGAAGATTTATATTATGTAGGCGAAGTAAAAAATGTAACTTTAGTTGAACTTAAAAAACAATTTCCAAATTTAACGACTGAAGAACTAAAAGAAATTCAAAAATATCAAGGTAATAGAGAATATACTAGGAATTGGAATGGTAGAGTAGATAATCAAACTGTTCAAGTAATATATTTTGAATGGAAAACTTTTGCTAATCAAGTATTTAAAATAAAGCATACAGATCAAGGTTTGGAAAAAGTACTTGAAAAGACAGATATATTCGATCCACCCCCAAGCGATAACTTTGATAGAGTATCTAGGTCTATAGAAGTACTATATACCGGTGCAAAAATATTAGGACATCCAAAAATGTTAAGTTGGGGTATGTCTGAAAATATGACCAGACCAGTTGCTAATACTGTAAAGGTTAATATGAATTATAACCTAGTTGCACCTAGAATGTATAGAGGCAGAATAGAATCATTAGTAGGTAGAATTACTGGTTTTGCTGATATGATACAATTAGCACATTTAAAATTACAACAAGTCATGTCTAGAATAGTACCAGACGGTATATATTTAGATATGGATGGATTAGCAGAAGTTGATTTAGGTAATGGAACTAATTATAATCCAGCCGAAGCATTAAATATGTATTTTCAAACTGGTAGTATAGTAGGTAGATCATTAACTCAGGATGGTGACTTAAACCATGGTAAAGTACCGATACAAGAATTACAATCATCTAGTGGTGGTAATAAAATACAATCATTAATTACAACTTATCAATATTATCTTCAAATGATAAGGGATGTAACTGGGCTTAATGAAGCTAGAGATGGAAGTATGCCTGATAAAAATTCTTTAGTAGGTTTACAAAAACTAGCTGCAGCTAATTCAAATACAGCAACTAGACATATACTACAGTCTAGTTTATATTTAACACTTAGAACATGTGAAAATATAGTATTAAGAGCTGCTGATGCTTTAACATTTCCATTAACTAGAGAGGCGTTACAAGATAGTATTTCTAATTATAATATAGCTACATTAGAAGAGATAATCTCATCTAATCTACATGATTTTGGTATATTCTTAGAATTAGAACCAGATGATGAAGAGAAAGCGATGCTAGAGCAAAACATTCAAATGGCTCTTCAAACGGATTCTATTAATCTAGAAGATGCTATAGATATAAGAAATGTTAGCAATTTAAAATTAGCTAATGAAATGCTAAAGAAGAAACGTCAACAAAGACAGAAGCAACAGCAAGAAGCTTCTCAAGCTAATATACAAGCACAAGCTGAAGCTAATACACAACAAGCTGAACAAGCAGCTATGTATGAGGTTCAAAAACAACAAGCTTTAGCAGAAACAGAATTGCAAATTGAACAAGGTAAATCTCAATTTGAAATACAAAAAATGCAACAAGAAGCTCAAATTAAAATGCAATTAATGGAACAAGAGTTCCAATATAACATGCAATTAGCTCAAGCAAGAGTAGGTCAAGAAAGAGAAAGGGAACAATTTATAGAAGATAGAAAAGATAAAAGAACTAAAATACAAGCAACTCAACAAAGTGAACTTATAGATCAAAGAAAGAATGATTTATTACCAAAAGATTTTGAATCAGCAGGATTTGATAATTTAGGTGGATTTGGTTTAGAGCAATTTGAACCAAGATAGAATTTTATTAATTATATAATATCATATTATGTCAAAAGAAACAACAGAAGCAGTAAAAGAAGAGGGGACTTTTAAAATTAAGAAGAAACCTAAAATGAAAAAATTAAATAAAAAAGATAAACCTATTAAAATAGATTTATCTACAAAAGAAAAAGAAGAAAATGCCGTTCCAGAGTCAAGCTCAAATGAAGAAGTGTTACAGTCTAATGAGGAAAGCACGAAGACAAAACAGAAAAGTGAAGTGGGATTGCAAGAAGTGGTGGAAACACACGCCGAAGAATCGGTCACTACCCCAGAAAGTGAAGAAGCAGTAACTGTAATAGAAGAAATAACTAATGAAGAAAAGGAAGAAGTTGAGGAAGTGGTTGTTGATATACAAGAAGAAATAGAAGCAAATCCTCAATTAGAACTACCAGAAAATATAGAAAAACTAGTTGATTTTATGAGGGATACTGGTGGAACAGTAGAAGATTATGTAAGACTAAACGCTGACTACTCCAATGTAGATAGTGATGTTTTACTACATGAATATTATAAACAAACTAAACCACACTTAAATCTTGAAGAAATAAACTTTCTAATGGATGATCAATTTGCGTGGGATGAAGAATATGATGAAGAGCGAGACATCAAAAAGAAAAAACTCGCACTAAAAGAAGAAATTGCAAAAGCACAAAACTTTTTGGAAGATACAAAAGAGAAATACTATGACGAGATCAAGTTGAGACCGGGAGTAACTCAAGAACAACAAAAAGCAACAGACTTTTTCAATAGATATAACAAAGAACAAGAATCAGTTAAACAACGTCATAACGCGTTTAAAGATAAAACTAAAACTATTTTTTCTAATGATTTCAAAGGTTTTGATTTCAATATTGGAGAAAAGAAATTTAGATACAACGTTAATAACGTAAATGATATTGTAGAAAACCAATCTGATTTATCTGAATTTGTCAAGAGGTTCTTAGACAAAAAGGGTAATATATCTGATTATAAGGGTTATCATAAAGCTGTATACGCAGCACGTAATGCTGATACTATTGCAAATCATTTTTATGAGCAAGGTAAATCCGATGCTATTAAAAATATTACTGCTAAATCTAAAAATATAAGTACTGAACCAAGAAGCACTGCTAATGGTGAAGTTTATTTAAATGGTTTAAGAGTAAAAGCAATCAGTGGTGTTGACAGTTCTAAGTTAAGAATAAAAAAGAAATAATAATTAAAACTATAAATTATGCCTTTTCAACCCGGGGGATCATTTCCTCCATCACTACTGCCTAGTCAGTCACAAACCATTCTTAATAGCAATTATATGGCTTTTAATACTGGAGCTGGGAATGACTTTGCACAACAATACCTACCAGAACTCTATGAGCAAGAGGTAGAGAGATACGGCAATAGGACTCTTAATGGGTTCTTACGTATGGTCGGAGCAGAAATGCCAATGACCTCAGATCAAGTAATTTGGTCAGAACAAAACAGACTGCA